TCCAACAGCACCACCAGAAGGTGAAACAAAGAAAGAAAAAAAGAAGCGCTTGAAACGGGAAAAGAAGGAAGCGGAAGAAACAGAATCGGACAAACCCAAAAAGAAAAAGAAGGGACCAAAAGGTCCAGGGGTTATCGCCACAATTGTGTCCACTCTGCAGGGAGCGTCCAAGAAGAAGCCCGTGAAGAAGGAAGACATCTTGGATGTGCTCAAAGAAAAATTCCCGGAACGGGAAGCGGATAGCATGATCAAAACGATCAACGTGCAAGTCCCCAACCGCATCAAAAAAGATAAAGGTCTGGACGTCCAAAAGAATGACAGCGGTGGTTACTGGATTGCCAAGTCCTGAAGCACAGACCTCCGTGTTCACGACCCCTATGAAAACCCGGGGTGGGTAAAACCGCCCCGGGTTTTGTTCTACCTCCCACTCTATCTACTCAGGAGTTACCATGCCCACTGCTACTCGTCGCCTAGAGTTTGACGCCGGACATAGGGTACTCAAGCACGAATCAAAATGTAAACATCTTCACGGTCACCGCTATGTAGCAGAGATCACAGTCAACAACCCAAGTGACGGATTAGATGAAAAAGGAAGAGTGATTGATTTCGGGGTGCTAAAAACAATTGTTGGCGCTTGGATTGATGAAAATTGGGACCATAATCTGCTCCTGCACCCACAAGATCCAGTGGCACAGCTATGGAAAATTCCGCATCTAGATAGCGAACTGAAATCTATGTTAGGCGGGCAGTGTATCTTTGGTGGGAAAAAACCATTCATTTTCCCGGAAGGAACCAACCCCACGGCAGAAAATATCGCCATACAATTATTTTATGTGGCGCAGGAATTGCTCAATAACGCCGGTCATTCCAAAATTCGAGTCCTCAAAATTCGAGTGTACGAGACCCCAAATTGTTGGGCGGACCATTGTGTCGAGTGAAATAGAATCAACGCCGATAATATATTGTTCAACCAGTCAAAGGAGATCAAAACGTGACGACTACAAACACGCAACAACCAGTGGGTTCTAATGTAGACCCGGACGGAAAATTAAACGTCCACAGTATGTGGGAAACTATTCAAGGAGAGGGACCATACGCTGGTGTTCCAGCAGTATTTGTTCGCCTCTGGGGATGCAACCTGCTGTGCTCCGGATGTGACACGGATTATACATCCAAACGCAAACAGTATGGTCCCGTAGAATTAGCAAAAGCAATCAAAAAAATCAGGCGTTCACCATCACTGGTCGTGTTTACTGGCGGAGAGCCCATGCGGCAGAACATAGCACCTGCAGTTCTTTCGTTACTTGTCTGGGGCTTCAACGTGCAGATCGAAACGAATGGCACACTATTTGTTTCGGGTCTCCCTTACGACGCCAACTCACTGACCGTTGTGTGCAGTCCAAAAACTGTGGAGTTGAATAAAAGACTCATTCCACATATTGGAGCACTAAAATATGTGGTACAAGACCGTCATATTGACCCAGTAGATGGTCTGCCATTGCGCGTGCTTAACGATGACGTGCGTGTTTGGCGTCCCCCGGCAGACTTTGTTGGTGATATTTTTATCCAACCATATGATTCTGGGAATTACTACGAAAACGCAAACCACATCAAAGCAGCAGTAGCCTCGTGCCTGAAACACAACCATCGTCTGTGTTTGCAGGTTCACAAATTGTGTGGACTAGATTAGGAGCAATATACTCATGAAAACACTCAAATTTCAACGTCTATGTGTGGTTTCCTTATCTGGAGGGATGGACTCTGGAACCATGTTAGCAATCACAGTTGCTTCACAAAGATTTGAGGAAGTTATCGCTGTCAGTTTTATTTACGGATCCAAACATAATCCGTATGAAATGGAAAAAGCGTTTCAATTGTGTGAGCATCTTGGTGTTGAGCGTGTCGTAATTGACCTGGCGGCGGCCACAAAAGACATCAAATCCAACTTGCTAAAGTCAGGGGGTAAAATCCCGGAGGGTCACTACGAAGCAGAGAGTATGAGTCAAACCGTGGTTCCGGGTCGTAACATTATTTTCATATCGCATGCTATCGCATTGGCATGGTCCCGAAGCACGTCAAAAAATGAACAATCCATTGTTCAGATTGGAATCCATCAAGGCGACCACGCAGTCTATCCCGATTGTCGTCCTGAATTCTTTTACGATATGGATCGCGCTACCAGAATGGGGACGGACGGTCGCGTGATTCTTGAGGCACCGTTCCTTGGCATGAATAAGATTAGCATCCTTGCAAAGGGGGTGTCGATTGATATGCCCTACGCCATGACACGAACCTGCTACAAAGATCAAAAAAACGCCTGCGGCAAATGTGGGGCATGCCAAGAGCGCTTAGAGGCATTTCGATTGAATCAAATCGAAGACCCCATCAAGTATGAGTATCGCGGGGAACTTGCCAAATCGTAATTGATGCACCGCATCTAACAGGAGATTGATTGTGTCATTCAACACAAAAAAATCATCAATCTTTGTTTTTAATTCAAAAACAAAAACTATGGACACAAAATGTGGTGGATGCCACATTGGTATTTCTGTGCCAGCTCTCCAGCAAAAACCGGGCCGGCTCATTAACACAGCATTCATGGGAACACGTAGAGCTGCCGCTACAGTCTCCATCAAAGACCATGGATGGTCTTTCAAAAATGGGTGGGGTTGGTTGTGCCCGGACTGCTCATCCCTTAATAGCAAACAATTGGAGGAACTCAAGTGACACAAATTAAAAAAAATTTGCTGTGGTCTGATGTGCACACACAAGCAGCCGCGGTCAGCGCCATTATGGCGGAACAATACCACCCAAATAATTTGAGTGGTGCCGAGGAGGACATAGGAGTGATTCGTGCCTATGCCATTCCAAATGGTGGCATCCCGGTTGTGCTGCTTGTTCAACAATACGTGAACCAGCTACCCAACGTTCGCCTTGAGATTGTAGAAGACCCAAAAGACTGCAATTGCTACATAGATGATTTAATTGATTCCGGCGACACAATGCAGGGTGTTTTTGAGGCTTATGGAGAAAAAGATTTCTGGTCTCTTTATGATAAGAGACAGATGCCAGACCCTAAGCCGTGGCTTTCTTTTCCTTGGGAGCGCATGGCAAAAAACGACGGACCACACGACAATATCAAACGCATCCTGCAGTATATTGGAGAAGACCCCGAACGACCGGGTTTGATTGAAACCCCGCATCGCGTAGTAGCAGCAATGAGTGAGACGTTTGGCGGATATAAGAAGGACCCCGAATCCGTCTTCAAGGTGTTTGATGAAGGTGTAGATGAACTAGTAATTTTGCAGGACATTGAGTTCTACTCCACGTGTGAGCATCACATGCTCCCATTCATCGGATCGGCAACGATCGGCTACATCCCGAGGGATGGTAAAGTTATTGGCGTCTCAAAATTGGCACGCCTACTTGACATCTTCGCCCACCGTTTGCAAATCCAAGAGCGCCTCACCACGGACATCACCACAGCCATCAACAAACATCTTAACCCAATAGGCTCCGCGTGCATTATCAAGGCAAAGCATTTGTGTATGATGTGCCGCGGAGTGCAGAAGCAGGGGTCCGTCATGAAAACATCAAGTCTCACTGGCGTCTTTCGTAAAGACGCCAAAGCACGCTCGGAACTGTTCCAATTGATTGGGGGATGACTGAGTGTCGAAATTAAAAGAACGTGTCAAAAAAGTTGAAAAAGAGATAAAATCAATAGCGGACAGCGCTGTCACCGAAAAATTAAAACAATGGGCAGTGCGAAGGTTGGAAGTGGCTTTTTGAAAGAAGCTATACACCAGAGGTAGAATTTAACACATGATCATATACCATTCGGGGGCACACACGGAACTGAATGGAACGCCCGAACGGGTATTAGACCCATGTCATGTGATGACAACTTTCCATGACATCTGGAAAGCAAAGAGCGCCGGACTGCCACTTCGGTTTAAACGGTTATTCAGGAACCACCATATGATAATCTACTATAGCGGCGAAGGCAGCCGCTCAAACCCCGAAGTTCTACTCGGGGATGAATCAAATCTGATGCTAACATTTCATAACTACCAAAAAAAACCTGACAGCCGTTTCAAAAAAATTGAGAAACAACGAAGGAAGAAACCCAAACCCGGCCGCGTATTGCAACAGTGGGATGAGGTATTTGACCTATCCATGAAAATGGATGATGTGAAAGTGGGGAGGGTTGATTCCCACTTCCTCGACTCAGGTGCGTTTACAATCTGGACCCGCTGTTCCGAGTTTGCCGAAGAACACAAATGCCACCCGCTAGATTTTTATAACAGCGACGAGTTTTGGGCTTATATGGAAGCATATGTCGCGTTCAATAAAAAATGGGAACACGCTATTGACTACTGCGCCAACATTGACGTGATTCCAATGCGGGATACCAAAAAATGGAAGAAACGTGGAAAGAAATGGGAGCAAAAGGGAGACCACTTCGCTGACAAGTATGCACGGATGACTTGGAGGAATCAGGAGTGGTTGGAAGCGAGAGGACTTGACCCTGTGCCCGTAGTTCACTACACCACGAGACATCGTTGGCTGCAGCATTACCTCGACCAGGGCTATGAATTTATAGGTCTAGGAGGGTTGGTTGGGAGTTCAAGTCAAAAGTCGTGCAAGGATTGGATTGATCGCTGCTTTGACATCGTCTGCGAACCACCCTCTATGGTGCCGAAAGTAAAACTACACGGCTTCGGTGTCACCAGCTTCCAACTGCTCCTCAGATACCCGTGGTTCAGCGTGGACTCCACATCCTGGACGAAAAAGGGGGCTTACGGGTATATCTTTATCCCCGCCAGCCACAAGGGTGCATGGAGGTACGACAAGCAACCTCACACAGTCACCATATCGGTCGAATCTATGAGGCGGGATAATGCCCCTCTTCCCTATTGGGACATGAGCCGCGAAGAGCAAAAAACCGTCAGACAGTGGCTGCACGAACACAACATCGAGCTCGGAACTTACCGACACAAAAACGGAAAATTGATTATCAAATCCAATGGTGTCATGACACGCCACACGGAACGACGAGCGGCGAATCTACTGTTCTTTGAAGAACTGCGGAATAACCTTCCGCAATACCCATGGCCATTCCGAGCCCGGCGAAAGCATCAAGGGTTTGCGGAATTATTGAATTGAGGAGCACACAATGAAAGTGAGTCGTGAAATTCTGCTAGCAGCACTTGAAGCCGTCACCCCTGGATTGTCACCACGAGACATCATAGACCAATCGGCATGCGTAGTCTTTGATGGAAAATCAGTAGTGACATTCAACGATCATATTGCGTGTCGAATGAAATTAAAATTGGACATCAAAGGAGCCGTCCAAGCCAAACCACTCCTTGAAATACTGCGCAAACATCCAGACGATGAATTAGTCATTGAACTAAAAAAGAACGAGTTTAGATTGGTGGGAAAGAAACGACAAACTGGAATCGGAATGGAGTCGGAGATCCTACTCCCGATTGACCGCATTGAAAAACCAAAAAAGTGGAATGAACTTCCTGAGGACTTTGGCGCCGCTGTTCGACTATGTATCGAATGTGCAGCAAAAGACGAATCAACGTATCCACTGACATGCGTTCATTTGACTCCTAAGCACATGGAAGCGTGCGATGGGTACAAAGCAATTCGCTACCAAATCAAACTGAAATTGAGTGAGCCCTGTTTGATTCGTAAAGACACAATCACGCACCTCCACGACCTTGGGATGACAGAGGTTTCTGAGACATCTAATTGGCTGCACTTTCGAAATCCAGCAGGTCTCACCGTTTCTTGTCGGCGCTACGTTGAAGAATACAAGGAGCTCAAGTCTATACTCAAAATGAAAGGCGGGGTGAAGACCGCTTTGCCAAAAGGTTTAGCAGGCGCAGCCGAACGTGCACGCATCTTTTCAATGGAGAACGCTGACGATGATGAGGTTCTCATTGAATTAAAGAGTAACAAACTGGTGATTTCTGGCAAGGGTGTATCTGGATGGCACAGGGAGCAAAGAGAAATTAAATACGCTGGACAGCCTATGTCGTTCCGCATCAGTCCAGATCTGCTCACAGATGTTACCACACATTATGAAGAGTGCACACTCAACTCCAACAAAATGGAAATCGACGGTGGCGGTAAATACCGTCTGATCATCTCATTGGGAAAACCGGGTGGAGGTGACGACGAATGAGACAAGGATTTTTCACAGTATCCGAAATGCACTCGGGTGAAGAGCCTGAGTCGAATATACCCAAATGTGGGGTATGCGGTTTATGGCGCCAATGTAACACACCTAAAATGAAAGTGAGTGGACAGGGACGCAAAGATATACTCATTGTTGGGGAGGCGCCCGACAAAACAGAAGACAGGCGGGGTTTAGCGTTTGCGGGCAAAGCTGCACAGAGACTAGAGAACCAACTGCAAGCGTTTGGGATCGACCTCCAGCAAGATTGCTACACCACAAACGCACTTATCTGCCGGCCGGCAGATAATAGGGATCCCACCAAAAAAGAAATCAAATACTGTCGTCCAAATGTGGTGAACACGATCGCCAAAATCAAACCCAAACTAATCATTCCGCTTGGAAGATTTGGAATAAGTTCCACACTAAAAAATATATGGAAAGAGGAGCCGGGTGATGGACGCCGTTGGGTGGGGTGGAGTATACCGTCAACTGAGTTGAACGCTTGGGTTTGCCCAACTTGGCACCCGTCATTCATTGATAAAACAATTGAAAAGAAAAGACACGTTGCAATTCAATGGCGGCAGCATCTAGAGGCGGCATGCAAACACACAAGTAGACCTTGGGAAAAACCACCAAAGTATGAGGATGACGTCACTGTAATCCTTGATCACGTAAAGGCAGCAAAAGCAATTGATTGGATTGTAAAACAAGGCGGTCCAGCATCCTTTGACTATGAATGCAACTGCATCAAACCAGAAACACCGGGTGCGGAAATTGTGGCCGCATCCATCTGCTGGCAGGGCAAACGAACCATTGCATTTCCTTGGCATGGGGACGCAGTCAAAGCATTCAAACGTTTTGTCCAATCACCCATGCCAAAATATGGATTCAATATCAAATTTGAGGAACGGTGGACGCGCCGGGTCCTTCAAATAGTCGTAGCAAATTGGCATTGGTGTGGCATGCTTGGTGCGCACGCTATTGACAATCGCCGAGAAATATGCTCGCTCAACTTTCAAGCATTCGTTCATTGCGGCCAAAGCCCTTATGATAAACATATCAAACGGTTTCTCAGAAGCAAAAGGGGCTCCATGCTAAACCGAGTTCGAGATATCAACATCCATCATTTATTGACCTACAATGGTCTAGACAGTCTTCTCACATTTGACGTGGCGGTCAAACAAATGAAACAAATGGGATATCATGCTCCTAACCCATAAATTGGACTCACTTAGAACTCCACTCATACTTGTGAGCAACTGCTACCATTTAGAATGAAAGTTTTATGAAAATAAAGGCAACCACTCCTGCTGCATATAAATTGCTCCACGATGGCTGCATCGCTCTTGCTGGCGTCGAAGGGAACGGCATGAGAATTGATGTGAAGTGTCTAAAGAAAACAATCAAAAAAACCACCAAAAAAATTAAGCGGGTCGAAGAAGAGTTGATGTCCGACACCATCTTCAAAACGTGGAACAAACGGTTCCACACAAAAACGAACTTGGGTGCCGACAAACAGCTTGCGACTATTCTATTTGACGTTATGAAATTCCCAAGCCCTGGGGAAACAAAAGGGTCTACAGAAAAAAAGAAACAATACAAATCGGATGAAGCGGCATTGAAGTCCACGGGTCTAAAATTTGTGGAACTTTATATCCATTGGAAACAATTGAACAAAATTCGAGGAACATATCTCAATGGAATTCTCAAGCATGAACAGGACGGTCTAATACATGCGGTCAACAATCTTCATGTAGCAAAGACTTACCGAAGTTCAATTGATAGTCCAAGCCTGCAAAACATTCCAATTCGCGATCCTGCCATGGCCGCTATTATTAGACCATGCTTTATCCCCCGAAAAGGCCGAGTCCTTGTGGAAATCGACATCAGTGGCGCCGAAGTGTGCGTTGCTGCCTGCTACCACAAAGACCCGAGAATGATAGAGTATATCACAGACCCAACAAAAGACATGCATCGTGATATGGCGGCACAGATTTACAAATTAAAACCCAAACAAATCACAAAGGCGGCTAGACACGCAGGGAAAAACCAATTCGTTTTTCCACAATTCTACGGTGATTGGTATATCAATAATGCACGTGCATTGTGGAAGTCGTCGGCAGATTTAACTTATCTAAAAAACGGAAAAGAGCTGCCACTACGCAAGCACTTGAATAGAGTGGGTCTTAAAAAGTTGGGGGCGCTTGACCCTAAGGAAGACCCTAAAAAAGGAACATTTGAGTCACACGTAAAATCAGTAGAAAAAGATTTTTGGGGCAATCGATTTGAAGTGTATGGTGATTGGAAAAATAAGTGGTGTGATAAGTTTCAAAGACGCGGATCGATGCACACACTCACGGGATTTACAATTTCCGGGGACCTAAGCCGCAACGAAATAATCAACTATCCTATTCAAGGTTCGGCGTTTCATTGTCTGTTGTGGGCGTTAATTGAACTACAAACTTACCTTGAAAAACAACGCTGGATGCAGTCAAAAATAGTTCTTCAAATCCACGACAGTATAATTGCCGATGTACCGATAGAAGAACTCGATGAATACATTGAAACCGCTGTGCGATTTATGACAGATGCTTTGATGCAGGAATGGAAGTGGTTGATTGTGCCATTGGAAGTGGAGCCCGAAGTCACTCCAGTGGATGGCAATTGGTTTCAAAAACAAATATATGAAAGGAAAGTGGTATGAAGGAATTATATAAGAAGCACCGTCCCAAAACTTTGGAAATGATTGTGGGAAACACAGCTGCGGTTGGCACTTTGCGGGGCTTCGGTAAGAACTTGCCGCATGCTATCCTGTTCTCCGGTCCGTCTGGCACAGGCAAGACAACTCTAGCACGTATTATCAAACGCACACTGAACTGTGACAACGGGGACTTCACCGAACTGAACATTGCGGACTTCCGTGGTATTGACGACGTCCGCAATGTTCGTAAACGGATCAATACATACCCGCTAGGTGGCGACTGCCGCATCTGGCTGCTGGATGAAGTACACAGCATGACGAAGGACGCACAAAACGCCCTGCTCAAAATGCTCGAAGACACGCCGGACCATGCTTATTTCGTACTCGCCACAACAGAACCAAAAAAACTGCTACCCACCATTCGGACTCGTTGCACTGACGTGACAACTCAGTTACTCGATCCAAAAGAAATGGACACACTGCTCCAACGAGTGGCCAAAGCAGAGAAGATGAAGGTGAATGAAGAGGTGCGAGACCGCATCACAGACATCGCCGGAGGCTCGGCACGCCATGGTCTAGTTCTGCTGAATAAATTGCTTGGAATCAAACCCAAAAATCATATGAAGTTGATTGACAACTCCGACACTAAAAAACAAGCAATTGAAATCGCGCGGGCACTTATCCGGAAGTCAACAACGTGGGGTGAGATGTGTGGTATTTTGAAAGCAGTTGATGACGAACCAGAGGGGGTGCGGAGGCTGGTGTTAGCCTACACGACGACTGTTATGCTGAGTGGTCGGCCACCGGGCCGTGCAGCATTAGTTCTGGAAGCCTTCGCAGATAATTTCTTTGACAATGGCAAAGCTGGACTTGTTTTGGCGTGTCACGACGTTATTGCACAGAAATAGTATCAAGGCCGATAATAAACAAAGGAGACAAACCTATGTCTGACAACTTATTTGAAGTGGACCTGAATGAATTGGATCGGGAGTGGGTTCGCCAGCCAGATTTGTATTTCAAATACGCAACAAAGCTTGCTGATGCTAAGCGGGAGCACGAGCAGAGCAGAGCAAATTTGGAATTGACAAAAGCCGAACTAGATCTCGATATCCGAGGGAACCCTGAGAAATTTGATGTCGGTAAAATAACTGAGGCAACAGTTTCCGCAACTATCCTCAGTCAAAAAAAGTACCGCAAAGCACACAAGAAAATGCTCAACGCAAAGCATCACGTTGATATTTTAGACGCCACGGTGAGAACACTTGACCACAGAAAATCGGCACTGGAACGGTTAGTCTCATTGCACGGACAAAACTATTTCTCACCACCCAAAACACAGACTCCAGTTGACCATGACACCATCACACAAATTAGGGAGACAAGCGACGCTGTAGCAAAAACTGGAACCAAGAAACCAAAAAAGGACAAGAAAAAATGAGTGGCCCGGCTTGGGCAGTGGTAATCCTTGTCCTGCTGCCGTTTGTAGTTTATTTCACATCCAAACTTGCAGTGCTCGGCGCCTTGCGAGGGAGGCAACTATTTGAGCGCCGATGGAGAAATGATTTCAATGGGGAAGAAGACAAAAGATAAGAAGGCCAAACGTGAGCGCGTGTCTGCAAAGAAGTGGTCCGATGACAACAAAGGTGGGCTACGTCTAACCGCGTTTCGTGTTCCGGACAAAACGCAACTCTTTCAATTGAAAGAAAATGGAATCAAACGAGTCGACGTCATTCCATTCAAAGCAGGAAAGGACAACCCACAAGCAGATGAAGGAGTGTTACATTTTGAGCGCACGGTTTACATGCATCGACGCATTGGACCAAGTGGTGATGACTACTGTTGCCCAGCCCGCTGCACCGAGCATTTGGAGCCGTCAGAAAGAAAATCGTGTCCTGTTTGTGAAGAACATACCAAGTTGAAATCACAGTATAGTGATCCGACTGACAAACAGAAAAAACTGCTACAAGGACTCAAAGCTAAGCGCCGCCAACTCATTCTCATCTACGACCATGATGACGATGAACGTGGGGTTCAATTGTGGCATACAGCCTTTTACAAATCGTTTGGACAGACTCTGCAGGAGGCAATTGAGTTTGCTGATCCGGATGAAGAGCACAAAATCTTTTTCGCTGATCCGGAAGATGGCTCCACACTGAAACTGGGTATTGGCAAGGAGCAATTTGAAGGGCGGGATTTCTACCCCGTGAAGACAGTTGAGTTCAAAAAGAGAAAGAAACCCCTGAGTGAGAAGTTGCTCAAAAAAGCACCGTGCCTCGACGAGCTGTTGATCATTTTGGACTATGATGATCTGGAAGCGATCTTCAAACAGACAGGCGCCGGCGACGGAAAGAAGAAAAAGGAAGGAAAAAAGAAAGACAAAGGCGACAAACCTTCTTCAAACGCATCCAGTACAAGCGAGCCCAAAAAGAAGAAGAAGAAAGACAAGAAATATGACGAAGTTCCGTTCTAAACTTTGTGATGAATGCGTAAATCTTCCGTGCATGTGCGGTTAGAACTTAGCCCTGAAAAACGGGCTGAGTTCTAACCGCTTTTTGAATGAGGATGACATTGATGGGGAGCAAAAAATTAAAGAAACAATTGAAGGGGAAAAAGAAACGGGCGCCCAAGATTCACCCAGATAAGTGGCTGCACACTGGCAGCACTTTACTGAACTGCGCTCTAACCGGAAATCCAAACCGCGGCTTTGCGATGGGGCTCTACTACTTCCTCGTCGGTGATAGCGCCAGCGGCAAGACATTTCTATCCCTCACGTGTCTTGCTGAAGCGGCCAAAAATAAGCACTTCGATAGTCATCGTTTTATCTTTGACGATATCGAAGGTGGGGCGCTGATGGACTTTGAGGAGTTCTTTGGTGCGGATATGGCCGATAGAGTCGAACCACCCAAAGGAACGCAGGAGAACCCGGAGTTCAGTTCCGATGTTGACGACTTCTACTACAACCTTGACAACGCCTACGAAGTGGCCAGAGGTCCAGAGGGCAAACCATTTATCTATGTAATGGATAGCATGGATTCAATTGATCATAAAGACGACGAAGCTAAGTTCCAAAAGAAGAAAAAAGCCGCGGCCGCTGGCACGGAAGAGAAGGGGACCTATGGAATGGCAAAGGCTAAGGCAAACTCCCAGGGCTTGCGCCGTGCGCAACGTAAACTACGAAAAACGGATAGCATACTAATCATCATCAGTCAAACCCGGGATAACGTGGACCAGTTTAGCAGAGAAAAGAAATCCCGAGGTGGAGGTCGTGCACTCAAATTTTATGCTCACGCTGAGATGTGGTCCGCAAACCACGGACAAATTCAAAAGGAGTACAAGAAAAAGAAGCGTGAACAAGGATTAAAATGTGGCATCAAAGTAAAAAAGAATCGGCACACCGGACGTAGACGGGAAGTTGTGGTTCCTATCTATCATTCGTATGGCTTTGACGACACTGGCAGCTGCGTTGACTATCTTATTGATGAGGGATGGTGGAAAAAACGGAAGTCAAAAATTGTGGCGCCGGAGTTTGATATAATAGCCACACGCGAAAAACTAATCGACCACATTGAAGAAAACGAAGATGAACCATTCCTCCACGCCGCTGTTGGTAAGTGCTGGAACGAAATCGAAGATGCTGTAAAATTGAAACGGAAAAAACGTTATGAGTAAAAAGTATGGAAGGTTACTTTAATCCTTCAAGACAACGGTTACGATGCTGCGCAAATTTCAGGGATGGTGGCGGCGAGCATCGACGTATCAAAATCCCCATTGGAGGTTATTGATGTCAAAGCACGGAAAAGAAAAAGGAAACCAAAAGAAGACGTGGCTTTTACTTGACACCAATTATCTCTGTCACCGTGCGTATTATGCCCTAGGCCATTTGCGGCACGGTGGGGTGGGAACAGGTGTAATCTATGGAGTGTTGCAGGATATTATAAACTTGCAAGCAGACTTTAGCACACGCAACATAATCTTCTGCTTCGACTCCCGTATAAATTTTCGCAAAGACATCCTACCAACATACAAATCTTCCCGCAAAAAGAAACGCGAAAACCAGTCAGAGCAAGAAAAAAAATTGTGGGTGGAGTTTTACGAACAGATCACACGACTGCGAAAAAAACTTTTGAAGGAACTTGGCTTCAAAAACGTGTTCCATCAAAAGGGTATGGAAGCCGACGACCTCATAGCTTCTATTTGTCAGCGCAGTATTCCAACAGACGAACGTATTGTCATTGTGAGTTCTGACAACGATTTATTGCAACTGCTGCTACCCGGGATTTCTCTTTATAGCCCCGCGTCCAAGAGCACCACAACGTTCAACTCTTTTGTGGGTGAACACAAATTCCACCCAAAACATTGGGCTAAGGTAAAAGCAATTGCTGGGTGCAGTGGGGATGATGTGAAAGGGATTAAAGGCGTCGGTGAGAAAACAGCCGCCAAGTATTTGCGGGATGAATTGAATAAAACATCCGCCGCCTACCAAAACATCACGGCAGGGAAGAAACTAATCAAGGTAAATAGGAAATTGGTGCGTCTGCCATTTATAGGAACACAATCATTCATTATTCGTGATGACAAAACCAGCCCGAAAAAATGGGACCGAGTAATGAATAAACTCGGCATCAAAACTATGAGAGGAATTGGAGTCCGCAATGGCAAAGTCAAGCAAAGGCGGTCAATTTGAACGAAAGGTTGCAGTTGACCTTTCGTTATGGTGGAGCAGGAACCGCAGAGACGACCTATTCTGGCGCAGCCAAACATCCGGGGCCCGTGCCACCACTAGAGCCAAACGTGGTAAGGACACGACAGGACAGCACGGCGACATCGCACACACGCATCCGGACGGCGCTTCGTTGATGGACCTTGTGACGATAGAAGTCAAACGCGGTTATCAAAAGGACACGCTGCAGGACGTGTTTGATCGTGCGTCGACACACAAACCGCAGACGTGGGATGTGTGGTTTGAGAAAGTGCACCGTTCCCATCAATTAGCCGGCTCCTTCTCTTGGATGCTAATTTGTCGAAGAAATCGCCGCGAGGAATTGATCCTCACCCCATCGGATTTCTATCACATAATGCTCCAGAATAGTGTGTTCAAACAACAACCATCACCACTGATTACTTTCAAAGGAAACGTGCTCAACTCCGATAATACATTAACAGAGTGTGAGGTGCACGGAATGCATTTTGGGCAATTCTTAAGAATTACGCGTCCGAACAAACTGCGGAAACTTTCCTTGATTGTGTGAGGAACTCAATGGCGTTTAAGAAAAAATTGATGTTCAAAAACAAACTCACTGTTGAAAAAATTTTAGACTTTCTTGAAAACCACCACCCCACTATATCTACACACGTTGAGATGGAATGTGATGGCACGTGGATTTTGATCTGCAGCCCACACACACAAAAACTCATCATAAAATTCTTAAAAACTATATGAAAGCATTTTATGGATAAACAAATAAATGATATCATCTCCCTCACAGCACTTGTTGACACGTTGCGCACAACGTCATCAAAAATAGAAAAAGAAGCCATACTTTGCGACTCGTTAAAAAACAACAGAAATCTAGCAAACTGGCTGAGGCTTGTCTACGATCCTTACATTCATTTCCATTTGACAAGTAAACGAGCACTCAGTCAAGCGCACGTCAATGGACGGCCCGAGCGAGACATCAAGAAACTTTTAGAAAAATTACGTAACAGGCAATTGACAGGTGAACTAGCCGCGGCTGCGTGGTATACGGCAGTCAAACGAATCGGTGAACCGTTTCAATCAACAGCAAATGCTATCTTGGACAAGGACTTGAAATGCCGGCTTGGTGTCAAAACCGTAAACAAAGTTTTCAAACGCTTAAAGTTTAATTTGATTCCCGACTTCTGTGTGGCTCTAGGAGAACCGTATAAAAATCAACAAGTGTGGAATGAAACAGAGCACTGGTTTGCTAGCCGCAAACTTGACGGTGTGAGATGTCTCATCATTCTCGAAGATGGTCGTGACCCGCAGCTTCTTAGCCGTTCCGGCATTCCATTTGAATCACTCAAAGAGCTAGAGCAACACATCATAGACGCATGGTTTTCTGATGATTGTAATTTGCCAAATTGTGTGCTAGATGGTGAGCTGGCACTAGATGGAGATGGTACCGACGACTTCCATGGTATTGTTTCTCAGATTAGACGGAAGGACCACGACATCACAAATGCCGTGTTCCACGCATTCGACTGCGTCTCACTCAATGCTTTTCGCAAAGGTGAATCTAAAGCGTGGTTTGATGCTCGACAACGCCACCTCAAAGAAGTGTTAGAATGGGTTGACACACCCCACATCCGTCGTGTACCACAATGGCGCGTGTCCTCAGAAAAACGCTTTACCGAATTGGTCTCCGCTTCTAATGTTGGTGGGTGGGAGGGTTTGATCCTCCGTAAGAACGCTCCCTATCTTGGGAAAAGATCTAGTGACGTGCTCAAAGTTAAGGAATTCAAAGACGCGGAATTCAAAGTTATAGGAATTGAAACGGGTACGATGCAGATCGTAAAAAACGGAAAAGAAAAAGTTGTCAAAGTGATGACCGCGGCGGTCATCAAATACAAAAAACGAAAAGTAAGAGTCGGATCTGGCTGGACTGTGACTCAGCGCCGACAATATAGGAAGAAACCTGATAAGTTAATTGGTAAAACCATCACAGTCCAGTATGCAAGAGAAACAGTAAATAACGATGGAGGTCCATCGTTGCTGTTCCCCATCGTCAAGGCCATCCACGGAAAGAAGAGGAAGACATGAAAAATAACAGAGTCGCCGAACTGATTGGAAGTCTCATAATCTGTCTCACAGACATCGAAGATGCCTTACAAAATGAAGACGTGACGCGGTTGGAGAGACGGGCTTTGCGGTCACAGCTAAGGCACACATCCCGCGCCTTCTCATTAGATTCTCGGACCAACGAAGCGGAGCCCTTAGAATGGGAGCACGCTATTGTTCTTGCTAGCTTGGACGACGACAACACAAAAGGTCGCCACGATCTAACAGGCAAATTGATTATGAAAGCACTACGTGAGCATTTTTGGGACAAAGTTCCCAAAAATGAAGTCGTGGAAAAGTACCGCAACGGAAAAAATAAAACTATCGTGGAGAAACTTTTCACCAGACGAAAAGGAAATACATCAACAGGACGTCACAACGACATTCGCAAAATTTATTTCCAATGGCAAGATGGGGAGAAAGCAAAAGTATGAATCCAATTACTGAGTCCACAGTCTGGATAGCAGTGACCATCGTATTTGCTGGGATTCTTTTTTGGGCGGCATCACCAAAAAAGAAACTACCGAAATGATTGAGTCCGCAACCATCCGCAACTTCCAGATGCACAAGAAGTTGACTATAGACTTCGATGATGGAGTCACATGCATCGTTGGTTCATCAGATGCTGGGAAGTCGTCCGTGCTGCGAGCTATCTGGTGGGTGCTAACAAACCGGCCAACAGGTGAGGCATTTGTGCGGCACGGAGCCAAAACAGCTGCCGTCACTTTGAAAATAGATGGGCACACAATCATTCGACGGAGAGGCAAGAGTGTAAATTCCTACTCACTTGATGGCAAGGAGTTTACAGGATTTGGAACTGCAGTTCCAGAACCAATCCGGCAGCTACTTAACATAGCGGATTCGACATTTCAAAACCAGCACGAATCAGCATTCTGGTTATCACTGTCACCGCCTGAAGTTAGCCGCCGTTTGAACACCGTTGTTGATTTATCCACACTGGATGAAACATTATCTGGAGTTGGGAAGGCGCTAACTGCTGAACGAGCCCACTTCCGCGCATCAGAAAAACGTGCATCAGAATTACAAAAAGAGATTGACACTCTTGAGCATTACAAACTTCTGGACAAAGCGCTAATTCATGTGGAGCGGTTGGAATCAAAACTAACCAAAGAACGCAAGAGCTTCATCCGTCTAAGCAAATTGGTTCGTCAGGCCCGAGATTATGCGACCACATCCAAACGCCTTGGACAGGCTGCGACAGAAGGACGAAAAGTGGTTGCCAGTGGGGAGCGGTCGATTAAGTACACAAATGACCTGGAGGAGTTTGAGAGAACAGTTCAGTCCAGTCAGAAGCGTCACCAACAATCAACACAACAGACACCAAATTTTGAGTCGGCGCAACTATTATTTATCAAGCACGAAAAATTGAACGAAAAAACAAACGACCTACGTCTACAATTATGGGAGGCGTGCATACTGGAAAAAGACGCCACAAAGTTGAGAGAGGAATTGACAGTGGCGCAAGAGGAACTCAACAAAAACATGAAAGGGAGTTGCCCAATATGTGGCAAAACTTTGTAGCATCGTGATGAAATTGGTGCACATCTTGCGCGGGAACTTGCGTAGAATCACGTGAGTGCGAGTGAACAGTATCTACTCGCGATATTGTTTTTGCGGGTTCGAATCCCGTCGATGCTATTCTATCAATAATAACACTCAAAGACAAAACCATGAAACAGAAAAAACAAAATCAATTTAATACCGCTGTTGGCGCTCTGGATCGAATCCTATCACAATTTATTTTATGGTCGAAAGATAACAAACTGGACGATGCAAATCGAAAGACTTTGGAACACCATGCTGAAGACATGGCAGGGGCGGCGGCAAAAGTTTTATTAAATTTAGAGGACCCCAAGATCCCACAATCTCAGTGTCTTCATAGTGATCCCGATAATTCAGGGGTGTGCGTCCATTGTAATCTTTCTGATAGTTACTTTGGAGAGAATGCGTGAGCAAACACATCGTCGCGGTATTTGTTTCCGACTTGCACCTCTCTCACCGGGCACCTATCGCTCGCAGTGTGGAGGAGGATTGGTATGGTGTGCAGGCACGTTATCTTGCACAACTTGAAAACATCGCTGGAGGTCTTCCTATCGTTTGTTGTGGTGACATCTTCGATAAGTGGAACGCACCACCAGAACTAATCAATATGGCGCTGGACTGCATTCCGAAGGGCATGTGGGCTATCCCCGGAAACCACGATTTACCATCACACGACTACGACCAAATCAAACGCAGCGCCTATGGCACGTTGGTGGCAGCAAAACGCATTCGTAATATGGATGAACCCACTCACATAGCGTGCCACAACGGGGACACATTGAACAGGTTTATCATTCACCCATTTCCACATGGGTTTGAGCTTGCACCCTTGCTAAGAAAAAGGGATGAGAAAAAAAAGAAAAAGAAAGCACGTAACCTTCCAGATACGGACTCCTATTTTCACATCGCAGCAGTCCATGACTATATATGGAACAAGGGTAAAACTGGTTTTCCTGGAGCTCCAAAGACCGCATTGATTGGTGGGATGGGGGAGCGTCTCAAGGGTTACACCGCCGCATTCTTCGGAGATAACCATAAAGGATTCCAAGCCAAAATTCAGAACTGCCGTGTGGTCAATTGCGGTGGCTTTATGCGTCGCAACATTGACCAAAAAGAGTATAAACCACAAGTCGGATTTCTGTTTGAGGATGGGACAGTTGGGACGCAAAAACTAGATTGCAAAACAGATCAGTTTATTGAAACCGACACAGTCCTCGAAATTCTAAATACTTCCCTTGACATGGCCGAATTTATTGGCGAACTTGGGCGACTAGGCAAGACCGGTCTTAGTTTTGTAGAGTCCGTAAAACAATTTCTCGGAGACCACAAAATTGGGAAACGTGTTCGTGACATTATTTTGAAAGCCATGGATTAAAGTTTCTGGTGCTTGGTCCCTGTTGTGGCCATCACCGCAAGTTCAGATGTCTGAGGAGAAAGAAGAATGACAGTAGCCGTATTTGCAACGCAGGCCGACGCAAAAAGGTCCGCCGACGCCGGACCAACTCCAACCGGTTGGAGAATCAAAGTGTGGGATGAGGGTGACCGCTGGAAATGGTGTTTCCACAAAAGCAACGTTTGCATCTTTCCCGACATGAAAAATACATTTTCATGCATCATCTCAGTGCCCGGAGATTTACCCGGAACGGGAGGTGATTGGAACACAACAAAAGGAGGGTTCGTCAAACCATTAGATTCTGTGACTGTGGAGGTGAAGTCGTTCAATTCCTACCACACAACCCAAAAAACGGAAGCAAACGAACTGGCCAAAGAATTAAGGGCACTCATCAAGGTGAATGAAGGCATCAAAAAGGTGCAGTCGAAATGACGATCAGCCTGAAGAAATTTAATAGACTCAAACAACGAGTCTCTGATCTTCAGGCTGCATCCGACAAGGCGAAGGGGGCGCTCCAGCAAGTTCTGGGGCGCCTCCAATCGTCTCATGGGTGCAAATCAATTGAAGAGGCGGAGACAAAACTTGCTAAACAAAAAAAGAAGGTGAAATCATTAGAAATGGAATACTCCAAAGAATTGGAGGCGTTCGAGAAAGAGTGGGCAGATGACCTCAATGACAAACCTAAGAAAAAGAGCTGACAAACAACTTGCCAAACTCAGAGCGTCTACCAAAGCACTGAAGAAAGAAAAAAGAGAACGCAAAAAATCTCGGCAGGGATTAGCGGCTTGCACAGAAGCTGTGCAGATCCTGCAGCGCATAGCACAGAACGTGCAACAAAAAGCACACACTCAAATCGCAACCGTTGTTTCCCGTTGCCTTGAATCTGTGTTCGACGAGCCCTATGAATTCTGCATCACGTTCGACCGAAAAAGGGGCCGCACGGAAGCAGTTCTCACGTTCGTTCGTAACGGAGAAGGAATCGACCCTCTCACGGCAGCGGGTGGCGGGGTGGTAGACGTGGCTGCATTTGCTCTCCGCCTCTCGTGTCTGTCACTCTCCCGCCCATCTCCTAGACAATTGGTGGTCCTAGATGAGCCATTCAAATTCGTCTCGGCAGAATACAGAGATCGTGTGCGAATGATGTTGGATCAACTGTCAAAAGAAATGGGCGTCCAATTTGTAATGGTCACTCATATCCCCGAACTACAAATCGGAACGACAATAAAATTATGAAACAAAAAGAACTCACACGCACAATGCAGGTGAAATTTACAGTAGAGGAGCTCGTGCCACGCCGCATGACTGTGACAATTGATAATGAGGATTTCCTATACGCAGATTACAATTGGGTGATGAAAGAATTTGAAAAATGGTTACTGGCAGACAGAAAAGAAAATGGACAAGGGGTTCAATTTGAAGATGGGGATGTGGAGGTGAACACTACAATCCTGGAACCCACAGGAATGAGCACCTCGGACATCCAAAAAGCAAGAAAGAAAAGTGAGCTTGCTAAAGAGTGCCGACGTTTGGGTGTCACAGCAAAAAAACTTTCGGACATGAAATCAGAGTTATGCCGAAGGGCGGTGCGTTGACTGCACGGCCTTCGTAATTCCCGTCCAGTCATAAGGAAATTGCTGTGGGGGTGCTTCTGCTTTGTTCTTTCGTGCCCAGGAGCGAGTCATGGATGTCATTGGTGACTTGTTTGCGCGATGGCGCATCCACACCCAACTACGTTCCCGGTTGATAGCCCACACTCTTTTTCTATATAGAGACACGGAACGTCCATGGACAAAGTCAAATGGGGTTCTGTTCATTTCCGTTTGCAGCGTGATGAACATATTCCCAATGTAAGAGATTGGGTGCAGACTTCCGTTGTTGAACATATAGCCGTGAGAGTAAGTCCAAATTCCTTCATGCGGTTTCTTCCTCTTTATTGCTTTTTCTCGTATGTCGCCTATAAAATGATTAGCGAGAATGTCGTCATCATCCATGCGGGAAATCAATTTCCAGAATTTTCCATTTGTAGCATAAGTTTTTTGTTTGAATTGGGACGTATCACACACAAGCAAATCAGGACATACTTTGTAAAACGCGGCAAGGCGCTCACCTAGAAATGGATCTGTTTTTTTTACAGACAGCACAACAGAAAAATTACGACACCTCTGCGCCGCAATACTTGGAAGACACGTGGCAATAGATAAATCTAGACGCTGGCGACTCAAATTTTTGTCGCTATACGCCGAGCGAATCATTAAAAAACTCTTCATGGTATATCCAACTGGGCTAGCATGCGACCGTTATCCGCATGGAACACAGCCTTAACATTATATAGATCTTCCAATTCCCCAACGAGACACTCTCCATCGTGCCGCTCGGCATCATCAATGAACAAAATAGTCCCTGATTTTACGAGCTTAGTGTGGACCTCCAAAAACCTTAAACGGTCTCCATGGAAAGGTCCATCCACTAAGATAACGTCAAACTTTCCACCCTCTGGAATCACACTATACCACCCGTCTACATTCAAAGGAGAGTAGACAGCACATTTGAACTCCTTTGCTTGTTTAGCACTCTGCTCAATGGCGATGTGATTGTGATTTTTATTCTGTCCGAATGCCGTCGTAGACACACCACAACCAAACTCCAGCGTCCTCATTCCAGGTTTAATAGCATCACAAATCAATGTCCAAAATTTAAGGGGAACGGACATGGTTAATTGATGGCCCAATTTGAACCAGCGCTTCACGCCTTCCGCGTAACCCGGTGCTACATTGGCATTCAGCAAATTCCCATCTACATTAAACAAAGTTGATGGAAGTGGGCATTGATCTTTCAATGGGATTGTGTGATCAGAACATCGAAAACAATTTCGCCTCCCTTTATTGCCTCCATGAGCAATGGTAGAATGCGTGGCTATGTGGGATACAGGAGAGGGGTCCACAAACCACATTTCCCGATTGAGGACGTTGATAATTTTTCCAATGGCCGTGTCACTATTAGCCACGAGTGATGGGTCCAAACGCCTCCTCTCCGCTATGCGTAGTCTCTTTTCTTTATTGCCGGGTTTTCGATTTTTACCGGGCAACACACCCTGCCATTTCAATGCCGTGGGATGTGTAATTACTTTTTCCAGAACAATGCGTGGGAAAATGGTGGCGCAAGCTCCCCACATAGAAGATGTTAGAATACGGTTGATGCCAACTGGTCTGTGGGAGCCATTCCAACTTCTCACAGTGTAGTGTTTAGGAGTGTAGAGACTCACAAAACCTATGTTAGGGCTAGGCCAAAGTGCCTGCTCAATATAGGTTTTAGAATCTGGATGGAAATAAGAATCATCCTGCACCGTCATGATAATACTGGCGTCCGTATTATCTAGAACCCAGCGCACCGATTGAATCCAATTGTGCCAGACACCTAATTTTATTTCGTTTAGAAAACCTATAGTCCCAATTGGAACAAGGGAGTCCGGCTCCGCAAATACAATTGGCTTCCACCCACAAGCCGAAATGGACTCCAGGCATTTACGGATGGTTGGACGTTTTCTTGGTGCTGTGGTGACAGCGACTGCCCACTCAGTCATCATCGTTCCTCTTCTATTCTACAAAACTTAAAAACACGTTTGACAATCATCCGTGCTCCAAATCGAAAGAAAATAACACGCCTCGTTTTTGCCTCTTTTGACATCCAATCTAAAATTTCCTCTACGTGGAGCTCACACCACTCTAGACCCTTTTGATCCATTTCATTCACATGAGTTTGGCAACTACAACCCTCCATCGGTGCTATACCCATCGTGGAGAGTTTGCGATGAAGTGCGGTTCCCGGTTGACTTGGCATTTTGTCGCTCCTATGCACCCGATCCAAATTCCTTGCTGATAGTGCTGCTGCTAGCGCTTATCGTACTAGATGACGAACTGCTAAAACTAGATGAGCTGGATGATGAGATGCTGCTGCTCACTATACTAGATGACGAACTGCTAAAACTAGATGAGCTGGATGATGAGATGCTGCTGGCACTTATCGTACTAGATGACGAACTGCTAAAACTAGATGAGCTGCTAACAACACAAGGGCAGTGACAGCAAATAATGACAGTGACAGTCCCACCAGAATTTAATGCCGGGGCAACAAGAATAGACACACCTTCCCCCGACTCCCGAGGAGCTACCCACGGTCGCAGTGTGTCTGAAGAGCAAGCAGATACGTGACCCATTGTCGTTCCTAATTACATTCAGATATTGGAACACGCACAAGGCACCCATTCACATCAAAACCTAAAAGAGATTGCAAATCTCCTTGCAGCCATGGAATAGAATCCGTGTCATAGCCGGCGACACCATGAATACATATAAACGAAGTTGAAACAGCAGACGATGAAGATGTGCCAATAAGTGATGTGGAACTTGGGGTGGAGGCTGCTCCTGTGGACTCGCTAACAGACACTCCTGTGGAACCGCTAACAGACACTCCTGTGGAACCGCTAACAGACACTCCTGTAGACGCACTCACAGATGTTCCTGTGGAGGTGGCCTCTACTGTGGAAGCTCCTGTGGAGGTGGCCTCTACTGTGGAAGCTCCTGTGGACTCGCTAACAGACACCCCTGTAGACGCTACTCCTGTGGACTCGGAGCTGCTGGGGCACACGGACGCTTCGTCCGGTCGTTCAACCAACCAGAAACCAAACTTAGAGCGGTGAGTTTGGAAATACCAATTAACGTCCGCTCCAGATGGAAGCTCACTTGAGCCATCGTTCTCACCGGCCTCAAAATCAAACTCATAGATGTTGAAAACAGTAACCGTTTTCTGAACACGGCCAGGACCAGGAAGCATAACAGGCTGAATGACTGCCGTAGAATCTGGGTCCGTTCCATTATCACGAACGAGCTTGTAAATCTTAGCTTTAGCTTTGCCCGGAACATTGTCCACCATCTTGTCAACTTTGGTGCACTCTGTCAAACGCGCAACGTAAACGTCGGGAGAGGGATCAGGTTTCTGTTTATCCTGTTCCATGCGGTAGTTATTGTTAGACAATAACTGCTGCAACTCACTCTTCATTTTCTGAAGAATGGTCTTATCCCGTGGGGTTAAAAATCCAAGTTCCTCTGGCATGATTACCTCGGAAATACAACTATATTTATTTGAGCAGAACCCCCCGAAGGACAGCGGACTTGTAGTGCCTCTTGAGGTATGCAATCCACAACAAAAAACCTCTTAGGGGAGATATGATGGCACCGTTGACCCGCCACCCCCACTTCAACAATGCACTTGCCATTCACTTCCATTTGCTCGGCTGTGGGAGTGAGGTGCGTTCCCTGACCTGTGACATTAGTCACAAGGACATACCCCGGTTCTGTAACCCAACCCGTGTCAAGGTCCGTCCAATCTACCCCAACTTTGACACGTTTTCTCATGTAGACTTCACCATCATCTGTGTCCAGCATAGCCGAAAATGAAGCCTCGGATGATACGGGTTGCTCCCCGAAATGTTCGTGGTAGAGAGTGCACATAGCTGTGATGCGGTCTGATTTTTGAAGCATAGCGTCCCCTGCTTCAAGAGGGGTCACTTGGCGTATCAATTCCTCTTCTGTAAGAGGCTGACGACCACTCATAGAACCTGTCTCATCAACAGATTTTAAGATCCTGGGGTCCAATTCTTGTCCTTCAAGTGGCATGGTGAACCTGCTATCAGAGTGATGTCGGAATCCCTAAACTCAAAAAATTACTCTCAAAGTAAATCTCCGCAACCTTAGAAACGGGGTTGGTGGCGTCTAAGAGTATGCCACCGTTCCCATCAAGAAGGATGCGAGCGTTCTCTCCGTTAATGTCTTTCCAAATTATAAAATGATTTGGATTGTTTTTGTCGCCACCAACAGCCAGCACCTTAGACCCTTCATCCAAAATTACTGGGTCGAACGTGTCATAACGAATATCAAATTCGTAAGTCACAGTATAATAGAATGTGCACGTTCCATATAATTTGCGGGCCCAACTCACATTCGATAATTTTATCATCCGCTTATTAAGCCCCCACAGCGCCGAACTATTCACTGTATCCACCATAGGAGCAAAAGTGGAGAGGGGCAGTGTTATTAGATTTTTTTGAATGGATACTGTTGGGCGATTCCCATCCCTCTCAACATTAGAGCCACGAAATTGTTCATGGGAACTGCTCTTCAAAAAATTCCCAAAGCGATCCCGAGTTGCTTCGTAAGTGTACTTATTGAATCCACCACTAAGATTCATCGGCTCCGCTAGTGGATTCTCAATGTTTGAATCTTGGCAGCGGCTTAGAGGCTTTGTTGAAAACTTCTGGGTGACCGTCCAATAATAACCCTTCTCCCCTCTTGGCAAATCTGGGTGACGTGCGACGTCCAGGTTTGGGTAGCAAAATGCCCAAACGTCAATATCATTCCCAAAAAAATAAGTGGAGCCAATAACCGGAAGTCCGGCTGTACTGTGCATCACAACGGCAGGACCGTCCAGAATGTTTGTTGTTTGCACAAGCCATGTCACATCAAACTCTCGGTGACCTTCTTTGTCGCGAACGCCACCCAAGTCTAACATCCCTAAGTTGATGCCACTCATCTCTCACTCCGAATCTAAATTGACAGGTGACATGATAACAGACCTAGACTTGGATGTGTTGAAAGCAATCTGTTCCAAAAATTTCGCGGACTTTTCATTGAGAGTTGTCTCTTGTCGATCTTGTGAGCTGTTATTTCGACGCCTACTCTCATCAACACTCATCCCTGCCGCTCGGGAACCTGTTGTGCCAGATGTAATAGCACCCGCCGCACCTCCAAATGTGCTACCTGAATTTTGCAATCGTGGATGGGTAACACCCGCCGCAACTGCAGCCCCAAACGCAGCACCGAACGCAGCATTGTTCTTTGGCGTCATTTTCTTTGTTAGATTATTGATGCCACCCGCAAGTTTTTTGACAGCCACAAGCATAGGATTGCGTCGCCTCTGACGGTTCAATAAATCCCTCTGCTCCTCTGTGCGTGTGATGGCCTCGGAACTAGCGGCGTCCACAGCACTGAACTTGACCTTAGCCATTATTGTGGGCGCCGTCCGCTGTGTTTTTACCATCAATTTATCTAACGACTTCTGCAATTTTTTGCTCCCCTTCGGAACCTTCACTGGAATAATTGGGGGCTTCTTTTTTAATTGTGTCTCAACTTTTTTCTTGATGTCCTTTGTAGGAATTGTGAAATTAAGTTTGGGCGCTTTTGTTTTTGCCTTAAAACCATCAAGTGGACTCACAAAGTTTTTGCTCTCATCCTTGATTACATCACCAAAAACTTTGAACAGGTTTTTCTCCGACATCCCTTTTTTGAAGTCGTCCGCCATCTTGTTAGTTAAATCTTTCATACTAAAACGCTTGCCAGTAAAGATCCCTTTCAGAATCTTCCATGCTCGTTTGGCAAAGCTGATAAACGCTTTGGCCGCTTTCTTAATTCCCTTCCAAACCCACTTCACAAATTCACCGGAAAACACATCTCGAAAACGTCCCACGACCCATCCGAACATAGCACTGTGCAAACGAATAACCATTCTTATGGCGGTTGCCGTATTCTTAATTGTGTTCGCCCACATGGTTACAATCATCACTCCAACATCTTCCAAAATTGTATCCCAATTGGAACGGAACCACGACCACAGTGTGCTCATATTCTGACGGAAATTAGCAAAAAATCCTATAGCGGATCTAAAGAAAGAAAACATTGTTGATTTCACAGACTCCCAAGCATTAGTCAAACCTTGTGGACCTCCAATCCACGAAATCAATCCAGCGACGGCGGCGCTAACAAGAGCTACGACAGCAATCACTTTTATGAATGGAAGCAGAGCAGCAAACCCAGCAACACGAATAGCGGCGAACGCTGTCTTGCCCAGAGTTCCCATCGTCCGAATTGCACCCCCAAATTGAACAGCAAGTGCAAACCCTTTGGTAAAGATAAGCATCAAAGGACCGGCTACTGCCACAGAGGCACCCACAGCAACAATCCATTTCTTTTGGGAGTCGGTGAGTGTCTCCCACCACATAAGACCGCGCTGCAATTGCTCATTCAACTTCGTTAGGAATGGTGCCAAGACAGAACCAATCTGTATAGCGATGGCTGTTAATTGATTTTTTGTAATTTTCAATTGGGATGAAAACGAGGCCATTTGTTTGTTAGCCACGTCCTCTGTAGTTCCACCTGCAGACAATAAAGCTTTTTCATACTCTCGAATTTTTCCGGACATCCCTAAAAGAGATGTGACAGCAGATTGTGACTTATCCGTAAAACCAAGAACAGCAAGAGTCTGTTTCTTCTGTTTATCTGTAGCGCCTTCAAGTGCCGTCTCCAATTGCTCAACTATCTCAACAATTGGGCGCATATTTCCGGTGGCGTCGAAAACACTAAGACCCATGGCTTCCCATTGCCTAGTGTTTTTCAAAGATGCTGTTTGTAGGTCCCGAAGAACAATTGCTAGTCTCTCACCAGCCAGTTCACCTTTCACACCCTGATCAGCAAACACAGCAAGAACAGCAACCCCCTCCTCCATCCTCTTGTTGAGCAAACGCAAAGCAGCGCCCGATTTTGTCACAAGTGATTTAGAAAACTGCTCCGCAGTTGCGTTGGCTAATGTGTTAGCTTTGATAAGAACATCCGAGACCCTTGTCATGTTTGCTAGGTTTTTTATGGAGTTCTTGACAGTCAGACCTAAAGCCGATTGTGCGTCTGTGAGTAAGTCCGTAGCCCGCGCCATATCAAATGCACCAGCAGCCGCAAACTTCTGCACAGCAGGAAGAGCGGCCATAGATTGACGAGCGTCAAGACCGGCAGATGCTAGAAAGAAGTATGCATCCGCTAAGTCCTTAGCGCTCGTCACACTTCTTGTAGATAAGCTCAGGGCAGTTTTTTCCATTTCTGCCCTGAGCTCTTTTGTGACGCCAGTCATAATAGCCGTGGACTTGGTCATAGCGTCGTCAAACTTAGCAAAACTGGCTATGGACACAGCAGCCATAGCCAGAAGCGACGTCGTGACGACCATTGTCATCCTCTTCGCCACTTTTTCAATTTTTGCCATTGAACGAACAGTTTTAGATTCCGCCTTATCCAGCATCCGATTATAGGATGAGGCGTCACCAACCAATCTTACAACCATGCGCTCAAGTTCGGTCATCTTTATCTTTCGCAATCTCTTCTTTGAGTTGCTTTGTGAGACCTAGTCCACCCAACCAAAACGTTTTGGATTGGATTAAATTAGATTCCTCCGTCTCTTGCTTGCGATCCTTTGCAGTAAATTTCAAAAGCATATCATCAATTGTAGTAGCCTTATGCCTCCCCTTAGACCACATATTTCTAGCGTCGCGAATCTCAGCAGCAATCTGTGCTAAGTAGCTATGCAACGAATTAAATTCATTCGGCTCCTGCTCCAAGAATGGGATCCACACCTCAGAGAATTCTTTTGACGTGGTGCCTCCTTGCACCTCTTGAAAGCACTTACCCAATTTCACGGCGAGACGTGCCCAAATCAACGTCTCACCTTTTAGTCGTTTTTTGAGTCTTCCTCATCCCCTTCATCTAAACTTGACATATCGACACACTTAGCGTGCATGCCCTTTTGAAGAGTGGACGGCCAAGTCTGAATCAAATTTGTTGGCACATTAGTCCCAACAGCATTTGTCTCATGCTCAAGCCAATCGGATTTTTTGGTCCCTTCCGGAAGGGTTTCCGGAATAACCGAGTAAAGCAAACTGAGGTGAATGAGTGTGGCGGTGATGTTGTCGAAATTCTTCAAACCTTTTTCACCTTCACGGTGGCGCATCTTGCCACCCATCACGTTCAGGTACTTGTCGCGATCCTTGCCACTCAGTTCACGCAGAGTATACGACTGCAGTTTTTTGGTGTCCTTGTCTCGGATAGTGACGGGGACTATCGTGCGCTCCGCTGTCTCGAAAAAGAGTGAGCCATCTGTCTTCTCAAACCGCTCCCAATCTTTCGGCTTCTTTTTCTCATCAAGCAGTTTGAGAAGAACGTCCTCCCCCATCTCTTCCAACGTGCTTCGATCTGCATCCTCCCACACAGAATCAGAATTGGTGATTAACTTGTCCGCCAACTTTTCGATTGACATACTCTGCCTCTCCTCTAATTGGACAGCCTCTCAGGCTGTGTAACAAAAAGTAAAAGCGGACCGGGTGTTTGGTCCGGTCCGCTGGTAACACAAAGGACAACTGCAGCCCCCGCTTATGGTGTGAAGACAGGTGCCGTCTCTACCCCGGCATTTTGCAACGTCGGGATGACAGTACACTCTGCTTCCGGTTGCTCACCTTCGGCAACTTCTTGCGGAGCAAATTCGTCAACGTAACCGTAAAAAGCAAGCGTCGATGCATCACTGAATGTAATAGTGACGAGTTGGTTTGTATTCAACATCGCGATCATGTCGTTATAAACCGACGGATCATACGCTGCTGTGAACGTCATTTCTTCAAGGGACAATAAAGACTTGGGCGCTCGGGTTCGATACGTGGTGTTCAAAAATGTTGTGGTGTCAATCGGACCGTCACCAGACAGCGCCGGAGGTTGAATTGCTTTTTCCCAAATGTTGACGTCAGCGTCCGCCGCAAACGTCAATCTTGTCGAATGACCATCATCCATTTTTGTGCCAGCGGGAGTATTGGGCATCAGAGTTTCTCCTTGTTTTGATTGAGTTCAAATTTGCTTAACAGTCACACTTCCATTCAGCACAAACAAATGTCGGGCAGGAGTGCGATCTTGTTCAAGTCCAAGAGGTATAGGTGCACCCTGTCTAATTGATTGAAGAGTGTAGTTACTGCCCTCCATTTCAACAGCAGTTCGAAGAACTGCATCAAAACTACTGCTGATGTCAGACACTTTTCTATAAGCTAAAATACGAGAATTGGAACGGACACGAACTTGAAACCCAGGATGGTTGATGGTCTCCCCGGACATGAGACGTCCATCTTGAATAGACGTTGTATCATAAATGGAGATGACATCATCTGGAAGATCCGGTTGAAAACCAACAAATCCCTCCCACAAACTTGCTGAAGAAGCAATGCCTGCATCAAGCAAGTAACGCAAAAGGATATCGGCTGGTGAGTGATTCATCCTCTGCGAGTCTCCGTACGAACAATTTTTATAATTGCTTTCCTGTTTTCCCGGAAAGGTTTTTCGAGGAACTTCGCCTCTTTTCCCGAACTGTGCTTGGCGTTCATGTCCTCGTGAACATATATGGCGTAGATCACAGTATAACCCACTATGATTTCTACTTTGAATTCCTTCCCACCCACATTGCGTGTAAAGGCACTATTTTTTAGTGCTGCAGTGTCAATTGGAACAATCAATTGACTAGCTCTTTGAATCAAAAGCCCCGCCATTTTCATGCCACGAGCAAACCCACGTCCGTGACTTCGAAACTTTTTCCGCAAGGCTTCTGTTACGGCAGCGACTCCAGAAACACTAGCTCCGTTGCCTTTGATAAACTGACCTTTTGAATTTCTGTTCCTACCCATTAAAGATATGCTTGACGCAGAGTATTGGCGGACGTCATCTTCTTCACTCCTAATTTTGGGGTTGTTTGAAATTGACGTATGAGTTTAACACCATCGGTATCAAGGGGTTTGGAGCGGTCCCCACTTTGATCATATAAAAACTCGTGCAAAGACCCAAGCCACAGCGCACTACCAATTGGCATCTTCCTATCCACCATCACTATGGCGTCGCTGACAGTCTCCTCTCCTTCCGCATCGCGAAATACAACAGCTTTATCGTCCCAACGCACCAAAACTTCTAACAAAGAACCAAACCCAGGATTGCCATATCGGTCATCCCCAATCTTAGGCCAGTACAACGCGTCCTGGGTTCGTGATGAAGAAATGATGCCCATAGGTTAGCCAAGCTTGTATAAGGCGATGGTCAGGCTTGTAATAGCGGAATATGTGAATTGCACTTTTCCAGCGCCGTCGTTGTAATTTCCAGTTGGAAATGGACCAATCAACCGGGTCTCACCAGCGGTAACAACAACAGAACGATCCTGAATTGTCAAATCTGCGTCAATGAGATTTGGAGTCTGAATGGTTACTGTTTTGTCCGCCACATCGGCGTTGACAATTTCAATCCATTCCGCACCACTATTCACAAACTCGTCACCTGCTACATCACAGGCGGCAAACGTAGCTTCAAGTCCTGTTCGGACTACGGTCTGCACCGCAAGGGTTGCCATCAGGTAGCCTCCGTTCCTAACCATAGGATGGAGGCCTTCGTCGGTCCCCCCTCAGTCGCATTGCGATTAAGGGCGGCGAGACCTCCGTTTGTGTCAAGAATCAAAACTTGCTGTCCATGGTGGCTCAGTTGCAAGCCTAGATCCACTTTTGATTGAATTTTTTCCGAAACCGGACCAGCTTTTTCCGACTCCGAACGTGCAGAGAAAATTGTATAAAAGTGTGCGGCTAACCAGCGCTCAATCAACTCCAAACGTGTTGAGTCGTAGTAAAGAGAGCCGTCAGCTTTTACCGCCAACGCACACACCTCATCAACAAGCGCACTTGAAGTTTCAATGAACGGATCAAGTTCGGAATCTGCTCCTAGATCCGTTTCAATTATCTTCTTGACCGCAATGGCCGTTGTGCGAATTGCCATTACAACAAACTCCTAAGAGGCCACAGACTGATTCAATAAATTACGATTTGAGCCAGTCTGTGACCTGCTTTTTATTGCCGTAGCTATCAAGTGGGGCGTCCATATCGTCGGACTCATGGATGTTGTACTTCGTGCCCTTTTTGAAAATGCGGTAATCAGCTCCGGCGTTTGGAAAGTCAGCCGTGACCTCGTCACCATACTTCTCCACCAACTCTTCCGCCGCATCACGCTTCTTCCGCTTTTTCTTCGATTTCTTCAACGCCTTCTCATCAACTTCCTCAAACCTTTGGTCACCAAAAGATTTGACAAGATCTGTTTCCGACGAAACAACATCTCCGGCAATGTAATCCACCTTTTCCACATCTCGGTGACTGCCACATTTGAGTTTGAAATAACGCATGTATTCTCCACCTCTTAATTTGAAAAAAAAATAGAAGCCTCATATAGCGGAGGCGGTCGCTTTATTTCCTAGACACTTCCATGAACAATGCCGGTTTGACCATTGTGATCTGCACGCAACTGCGGAACAATAATGGCCATGACTTTGTAGTTCAATTCCATGCCACCGTTCGTTTCCCATTGGACAGTTGTCACATCAAGTCCAATCACAATACGCACGACGTCAGAGGACATTTGAACAAGGACCAAAGTGGTTCCGGTCAAAAAGTCCAACGTCTTGACATCATTGATATTTTGGATCTTTTTGATCCGTTCACGTAAAGTGTTGTCCCCTTTCGCCGTGGAATAATCTTCGTCCATATACTCATCCCACGCAGGAGAGCAGTACAGCATAAACGGACCGTAATGATTGGCAGCATACGCTTGCGTGCGCATGTCCAAAATCTCATTCAGAGTCACGCCGTGATTTGACGACGTTGGAGCCGTCAATGCTTTGGTCAAACGTTCCGGGAAATCAATGAAACCCCGAATGGCGTTGCCTGCATACTGATAGCCAGTGTTTGAGGAAACGCCAATCAACAATTTCTCTGCTTCCTCAGCAACTTTACGCGACGCCATTTCTGCCGAGGAAAGATCAAGTGGGGTGGAGCCGTTTCTGCTTGCCGCAATCTGACGTGCGGACCATGAAAAATCCTTATGGATCAACGGCAAGGGCAGACCCTTCAGATTGTAGACCGGCCGACTGGTTTCACCCCGACGGATACCATCCATCGAAATTTCAGCGTCCGTGATATCCGATTGGTCTTCATATTCGAATACCGTTTTCCCAAGTCCGTTGGGGATGATGTGCTGAAGACCAGCGCCCCTCATATCAGTCACCGCATTCAACCTCTCACGGTGAACTTTGAGGACGGCCGTGTCCATCGCCTTCCACTCATCCTTACGAAGAGTGGCGTTGGCGTTTGTCATAACCACCGGGTTGCCCCGATTGTTAATCGTCACAAACGAACCACGTTCGTTTCCTTGTTCGTCAACTTCAACATAGGGACGCAACGCCCCAGGGTCAAAGTCGTTCTGCAGCAGACGCTCGGCAACACTGCCATGAGCCTGACCGTCAAGAATGAAGTCCGTAGCCATGAGCAAAATCCTCCATTGAGTTGAGTGTTACAATTTTCACGAAACAAGTTTTGAAAAATCAAACTTACTACGGAGCGACGACGCGCATACGCAAATGAGTATTAGCGGCCAATACGCCACCAGAATCCTCAAGAGCCTCCAACTGAAACTTCGTTTGTGCGGCCGCTTCAACAAACAATCCGCTTGTGCCCCCTTCAACAAGAAGCTTGTTGCCAACGTCAATATCCTCACCGGATTTGACAAGAGCAAAAATGTGGTCCCCCTCCTGAGGGGAGTAGAAAAAGACACGGTCAGCGAGGGTGTACGTGTCCGTGATGAGTTTACCCTGGAGGGCGTCCTCCTTTGCAATCTTCAAACCAGCTTTCAACGCCGCAGCCTGCGCTGTGACCACGGGGTCATATTTACCATCAGCCTGCAATTCGATTGCCATGCCGGGAATAATAGTCCCAACTCCAGCTTCACCTTCATCATGATGACCATTGCCTTTCAAAACAATGGTGTTGACATCAGAAGTAGCCATGAATGTAGCTCCTTTTTCAAAATTGTTGTGTGATAATTACAAACACAGAAAGACATGGAAACAGCAAACGCTAGTCCTTGCTGGTGGACCCCTCATAATTATGGATTGGGGCCACAAACGGCTCAGGAGTCCAGTCACCGTCGTTAATCGTGACCGTTTGCTTTGACCCCCTTGGCGCTTGAAAGCGGGCAGGAGTTTGCTGCGTCTCAGGAACACGACCATTCGTTGCGATTGCTTCAATCGCTTTCAAATCCTTGAGATCCATACTTTCCAGTGCGTTCACTGTAAACGTGTTGCCTGGGGCCTTTTCAATGTTCGCAATAACACGAGCACGATCGGCATTGTGGGAGGACAAACCCGCATTCAGCATGTCCCGAATTTCAGACGGCGCGTTGTTCACATACTCCGCAGCCGTTTGTTGTTTTTGTCCGTCCTTGTCATTGACCGTCAATTGATTGTCGTCCGGTTCCTCCACAGTGCGCGCATCATTGATGACAACGGGTTCCTCCACCGTCACCAACTTAGCAAATTGGTCGTCTTTCATATTGGTAAGAAATTCGACGTCATCTTCACCGAACGGTGACTTGTCATTGGCGACCAGCGCCTTGACCGTTTCTTCACGCTTCATGTCGGGCTCCATTTCTGTTGATGTTGAGTGGGACCGGAATAGGTTGCCCACAAAAATGCCTGTGAGTGTGCGGTACTCAGTAACTCGAACAACTTGCTCCGGCTCTGTGGTGCTTAACACCACCTCTGTGTCATTCATTGTGTAGCTTAATTGCCACAACTCACCACCGAAATCATATACGACAAATGAATCGTATACGTCTTCAACCCATGGACCGGAGGGAACGTCATTACCAGTCGCTGACGTGGAGAACCGCTCTCGGAGCTGAGAAGACAAAGCTTCACGAACATTGCCGTGAGACATCGCGTTGTCAATGATTTGATTGATATCCGAAGCCACCCGTTTTTTAAGGTGCTCGGTATAGTTCTCATTCACAAGAAAACCCGCACCATCTGCCAAGGAATTAGCCCCCTTCTTATCGGGCAGCAAGGCTAGATGATCAGGACGAAAATTGGTGGCGACAGTATCGTACTGCTTGTCCTTAAAAGTCCCGTCCTTATCTTCATTGTCAGTAAACAGCCCCGTGGAAAGTTCCATAGGCTGGTCACTCTCAATTGCCTCCAAAACCCGTGGGTCAATTGCTTCCAATCGATCCGGTTCCAACCACGCCTCAGCTGTGAGACGCTTTTTCTTTTTGTCGTAACGAGTGTTCATAATCAAACCCACTTTGTGGGTATTGAAAATCACAGGGTCACACGCCGAAACCCCAACTCCACCCATTGTTGGATGGTACACGACAACCGGCTTAGCGTTCCAAACGGCAGGAGTTTTCGCCATCTCTTTTGGCGGGTAATAAACAGGACCGTGACTTCCGGCGTGAACGCCCTCAGTCAGCATAACCATTGGCGCCACAAGATAGGTGCGTCCTTCCATTTCATCATAGCGGCACGTACCAGAAAAATTTGCTACGACACGCTCCACATTTGAGACCGGACTAGCGTTTACCGTCCGATTCAAAATGAGCTGGTTCTTTTTCATTCGTTTGTTCTTTTTCATCTCATCTCCATAGTGACGAGGGATTAAAAATTATGCTAAACAAAAACCACGTCATTGTAAAGAGCGAACTTCAAATTTCTCTAGGATGTTGGGAGGTAAGGACTTCGGTCACGTCTCATGTCCTTTCGCTTCGTGGTAAGCTTTGCGAAGTTCACTCAATTCGTCTTTCAACTCCACCATCGCCTGTTCTAATTCTGTAATAGACAATTTGAGAGTTTTACTATCCTCATACCAATGAAAAATTGGCTGGCCAGTCACAGGGTCTGTTTGGGGTTTGTGCCACCTCCAAAGATCCTCAATCATCCGTCGATCGGACAAACCCATTGCCATCTTGTACGCTTCGATCACCTGCTTAACGAGGTATACTATACACGCCAAAAGAACAGGAACCGTCTGCAAAAATAGTTGCGTGGCTGACTCAGACAAGGTACTGACCTTCCGTAACTAAAATTACAAAGCCTCAAAAAAAAGGAACGGTGAGGAAATGTGGGTCACCTCACCGTTCCGAGCTACACCGAAGTGCAGCCCCTCGAGGCAGAGACGATTAAACGGAAGGACGACCAATGAAGGACGAACCCGTTGGATTTGCATCACTTGCCACAACCCCTGCCGCTGGGGTTCTAATAGCAGCCGGCCATGGACCTAAGTTTGGCAGCTTTGTGACTGGAATGCCATTAGTGATTGTGGACAATGTGTCCTCCGTTGGTTCGCTGAGAATTTCAGGAACAGTATCAATCATCTCAGTGGACGTGAACCATTTTGATGGTTTATACGATGACAAAATAGCGTCAGTCATCGTAAAGCTATCCTTGTCCGCTTCTTCTAATGGGACTTGGAAAAGCTCCACAGCCATCCGTCGATACACACGTTTGATATACTGCCCAACAAGACCTGCAAAGCGCTCCGAGATTTCAATGGCTTTGGCGTTCTCTTGGTGCTGCATCGCCTCAGTCATTGCTGTGAGGATGAGCATGCAATAATCCTTCATCCACCGATTACGCACTTGGAAGTATGGTGTCGGAAAAACGAGGTGCACTTCAGGAGCCGGATTGGCGTGGGCAGACTCCATCTCGAACACATTCTCAGGAATAGCACGAGACGCCATAATGTCCCGTGCGCGCACACACAATTTGTGAATGCGTGCGAGTGTGTTGATAGACGGTGGCGTCGTTTGTCGTGCATCGTCATGAAACATCAATGCTTGCAAATTGCGCCCCATAATGGAACAGACATAACGTATGTTAGCGTTCTGACTGTACTCATCATTCGACCAATTCGGAACCGCCAATCCAAGTTTGTCCCACCCTGGCACATTGTACCAAAGCATCGCATCTGTTTTTGTGTTAATTGCCATCAGTTTTGCCTCCAGATTTCGTTTCTGCTTCTGTAATTTGAACTCCATCGAGATACTGCGTGATGAGGCTTTCAATATAACCCACATCACCCCGACCCCCGGGATAACGACCGAGGTACTCTTTGAACGCATACTGCACTGCATCCCGATATGTGCTGCGCTCAACAGACACATATTGATTCTGAACTGATTCTGTAGTAGTGTGTGACCCGGGCTCTGTCACAACAATTGGTTGACGACGCTCCCTTGTTTGTAGAAGAATTTTACGGAGCATAGCGGCAACTCCCGCCGTCTCCCCTGTTGAGACGGCTACCCCACTCTCTATTTCATCCTCGTCCTCCTTTCGGCGCCTTGCGGCACGGCGGTTCCATAACGTACGGGCTAACCATAGACCTCCCATTGTGGCAAACCCAGCGCCGCCAGTTGCGACGCCAGTGCTAATTCCAAGTAGTGTTGCCAGCGACGCCATCCAGCCTCCACCCTCCGCAACGTCAACAACAACTGGGGCCGCCTTGACTGCCGTACCAAGAATTTTCTTTAATGAATTAAATCGGCTGACCTCCGCTTGCCGACTTTGAATCCACTGCTCACTCTGTTTTTCTTCCCGTTTATTAGAAGCACTACCCTGTTTTTTCAAAAGCTCCAGCAGTTGAGAAATACGTGGGTCCAACTTGGGTTTCACAACTGACTTGGGTTTCACAACTGGTCGCTTTTTAGGATCAGGGGCTTTCAACTCAGGAGGTGGGCGACTCAAAACCCCTATTTTATTTTTCGCTAGAAAAGAGTTCATAACATCCCACTCCACAGCAAGACCCCAATTAGTATATGCCGATCTTGGTGCCGTACCCAAACGCTGCAATGAAACAGCTAAACCTTGCACAATATCACGGGATGTTACCTTTGAATCTTGACCCCAAATAATACCAATGAGCTCATCACGCAGGTTAAAAACACCACCACCAGACTGACCCCCTTCTGTGCGCTGGGAAACGTAAGCCGTGTCCGGCATGTCAACCCACATCCCGGATTTATCACCACCCTTATATGATAAAGAATGTGCTATCTCACAAGGCTGTTTGGCATATTTCGTGCCACCTAAAAATGACGCGAGATAGACCTTCTCCCCGTTCTTAGGATTAGACTTAGAGATTTTAGCGACTTGGACCGTCCCACTATGGAGAACGCGAATCAACGCCAAATCTTCGTGCTTAGTCTCTGTGACAACCCCCGTAGCTACAACAACCCCCTCTTGCCACGCATTATTTAGCCAGACACTGATTTTGCAGGAAGACCCCGCGGGAGTTCCATTGGGGCTCTGCCACTGTGCCACGTGTTTGTTCGTGAGGACGTAAACGTGGTTTGAGAAATTATCGACAACGACACCGCTGCCATTTTGGAAACCTAGTCACCTGCGTTGTGTGCACAAGTTACAACGCACCGCCACCACAGGACCACTAGCGCTACTCACTGTAACTGGATTGAAAAGCAAGGCAAGTAAAACCAAAGTAATCAAATAAAATGTCTGCCTCATAACTTACTCCTTCACAAGAGTGGCGATATATGTTGTGAGCGCTGACTGTGCAATGTCGTTTGGTGTCACAAGCGCCGTCGGTTTATCTATCAAACGAAGCCCACATTTCTCAAAAGACCGAGCTATATGCTGGGAGCATATGCCATACCCAGCAGATTTACTAGCTTTTTGCGCCAACTTTTGAAACAATCCACCTGACATAAGAAACCGCGTGAGTGGGAGCAGACTGGCCAATTGCAGCCATATAGACTTCCACCCATACTTCTCACCAAGATCCCCAGCCAGATGCTCTGAGATACATTGACGGGGATTACCCTCAGTGGGCCAATGGGGTCCACTGACTCGAAACACGTGAACAAGTCCACTTCTCTGTTGAACCACTTTTTCTAATGGGATAGCCCGTCCGCCTTCCCCTTCTTGGTAACCACAGGACATGATGCGTGAGACATTTTTCCAATGTAACACGGCTTCTACATGACTGAAATTGAAACCATAATTACCGCCAGTGTGTCGAGCTATGGCTCTCCCAAAATATGTTGTGGGATTGTGAAGCAGGATGTCACAGTTAAACGCGTGTTCTCTGTAATCTTTGAAAAATACGGGATGGACAGGGGTTCCAGGTTTGATTTCCAAAGGGGCATTTTTTACATCAATCTTATAGCAGGACAGTGCGTCAATGGGACGTGGATTATTTTTTGTCATAAAATTATCCCGGAATGGTGCGTGTGATATTGACTCGGATTTTAAGTTTCAAAGCTGTGCCATCCAACATTAAAAGTGTGACAGCAACAAATGTAACTTGAGAAACAGAAAAAAGACTGGAGGGAGTCGTCCACAAAAAATTAGCCCCTATAGAATCCTCCTCCCAGCTTTGCAGTGTGTCATAAATAACAGTCGTGATCACCAAGGAACCTGTACCCACTTGAACAGTTGGTTGCTTGGCATACCAAGAATGCCAAGTGATGGAGTCAATATCCCCTTGCTGGATATTGACTCCATTCAGACCCACAATTCGTGCCTGAATTTGTGTGCTACTTCCCTGCAAAACAGTCATCTCAAAAACTTGGGTTATGTCCACTTCACACCCCTATATATTTTCTAAAGGCCTCAGCTCTTGGACGCACAAAGCCCATTTTCACAACTCCAAATTTCTTGACAGCAAACGCCACAACAGTGGGTAAATGTGTGGTGAGTTTCTCCACCACATACGGGCCCGCATTCACTGGAGTGGAACCAAACACAACACCACTTGCCGAGGCTGTTACTGACGCAACTGTTACTGATATTGAGCCATGAATACTGACGAACCCTGTTGCGTAAAAAACAACAGGTCCAATTCCTAAACTGGCGGCGCCAGTGATTGCAGGAGGTGTGAATGTTCCTGATGAGCTTAGTATACCTGCTCCCACTAGCAGCGTGCCGCTGCCAGTGATTGCAGGAGGTGTGAATGTTCC